TATACGGATCTTTGGTGGAACCATGTTTTCCCCGGTTGAGATGATTGCGCAGACCCCAGGCGTTATTTAGACCCCAACAGGGGATAGATACACGTATGGGCTTTCGGGTTGGGGTTTGCGTTATTTGCAAACGGAGGGTGATTAGGAAGGAGGGGGGTTCTAGGGGGGAGGAAACGAGGGAGGCCGTTTCACGGCTCCTTGCGTATCATATTTTGGGGAATCTGTAAATATGGGGTGCCTGTTTTTCTGAAGGGTACCCATATTGGGGGGCATCTATGGCGACCCGCTCTCGGCACACGCACAGTCTGCCGCAGCCAATAATGCCTCCGCTAAATGCCTAGCTTGGTCTACATCAAGATTAGCCATTGCGGAGACTCCTACTAAGCACTCGCCGTTATGTGTTTTCCATACCTGAACGCTGGCTCTTCCGCCGCCATCTAACCCAGACTGCCTCCAGATGCCAAAATCCCAGGAAGGAGCGCCCTGAGAAAACACACCACCCCCAATAGCCACCGAATGTTTAGGGGGCCACTCCGATTGATATTTGAAGTCACTCTTCATCTAGTCTCTCCAATTCTGGATTCGGGTTGGTCACTCTTTGGGTTTCTAGCCCATATTGGGGGACAAAGGGTGTGCACCCAGCGCCAGATGGGGTGCATTTGTATCAGTCGTCACAGTCTGCTGCTTCTATTGAGGCCAACAGCGCCGATCCTTCCGAGTCCCACCATGTGTCTACCTCTCCAACTCTAAACCCAGGCAAGCCGTCTTTTCTCGTAGAAACGCAAAGATTTGGGTCGCCCCATGCCTCTCGGGCTAGCGCCAACAGGCAACCCAGCGTTGCGGGGTCGTCAAGGTCCGGGTAATGGCCCTTCAACATGTCTGGGTAGTACAGTATAAAGTTGTTTAGGCTTCCTAAGCCAACTCGCGGATCTTTATCCGTCCCGGCTTTTACCACTCTGAGCCCTGTCTCCGCGTCGAGCATCCCCGGCATCCATCGCCAATGCTTCAGCCCTGTCATCCATGCCTTGCTTTTCATGTCTCCTCCATGTGTGCGTTGGACTTAAAGAGCGGCGGGCCGCAGGTCTCACGAACTGGCCTGGCGGGATGCTCTCTCATTGTGCGGTTGTTTGCAATACCGGTCCCTATAAGCCATTTTTCTTTAAGTCTGTAAGACTTTGATATCAGTGGGAAAAGCCGGAATTAGGCCGAAATCGGCTGAACTTTCTTCGCAGAATACGCAAATCTGCTACCGTCCGAGCGGCATGAGGCACCGTTTCAACCGCAAATGGGAGGATTTCCCCCGGACCTGCAAGGATTGCGGCTATACCGAGCACGGGATGGAGCGAACTGGCCCTCGCAGCGGGAAGCGGATTATGGTCTCATCCAGCGAATGGGGGCCGAAACGCCCTAGAACACGCCGAGACCGCTTTTGCCGCAGCAAAGAGATGGGCTTTGACGCCATATCAGCTCGAATTGCGGGGGTTAATTGGGTCGCGTTGAACCTGGGCAGGGGCGAATTCCTGGTGGGCGCAGAGGATGCAGAGCGTCTTTTCGAGTGTTTGGTAGAAATGTACGACTCAGAGCCACAGTCCGATTAGCGATAACCCGCTCAGGAAGATGAGCCAGCGGAAAACCCAGCCCATATCGTCCTGTATATCGAGGAAATTGCGGCTCGTGATGTTGATGCTGTTGTCAATTACCTCGGTCAAAGACGTCAATCGGTCCTGTTCGGCGTCTTGCAGGCGCTCTAGACCCTGGATTTTAGCCTCCAACACCTTGCATTTGCAGTGTTCGCAGTCGCTCATCTTGTCTCCTGTGGCGGTTGGCGCGGGATATTAGCACGGGATGGCTGTTTACTCGCGAAATTCATGGCTCACCAGTACCACATCACTTAGTATTCGGCATGGACCGAACCCGCAATCAGATGGCAGACCGCATTAAACGCAGCAGATTCAGCCCCGAGGCCGAGATACACGACTGGGGGATTACTGTGGAAGAGCTTATTCGCCAGCTCAGGCACGGTGGAGAGCAGGCTGACGACTTCTTAGAGGGTATGGCAAACATGGCAGCAGCCCGTATTCGCCTGCTTTTACCGAAAGACGCCGTACATAAAACGCAATCCGAGCCTGTGAAGGCCGCTGTGGTCAAGAAGAAGCCGAAAAAGTCAAAATATCCGAAACTTTTCTGATTCGCTGGACATTTCTAGCGACGCATATACTCTCGTCGCATGCCAAAACCCGCTGAACATACTACACATCTCCCATATTCCGCGACTCGACCCTCTCCACCGAAGGTCACAGAGGGCGGATCACCCTGGCCAATTACGCTAGACGCGGCGCTCAACCGCGAACTGACCAACCTTATCCGAGCGTGCGGCCTCACAAGCAGCCGTCCAATCTTGGATATGGTGGGTGAGATGCTGATTTCTTGGTGGGAACGCCAGATTCCTAGCGAGGCTTTCAAGCTGGCGAAGACAGAACGTCAGAATAAGGTCGTCCTAAGCAATGGGAATGGGCTGTATAGCCACGATATGAGCTGGCATGTGTACTGTCGCCTAGAGAGAATTGCGAAATCCATCGGTACAACGCCATCTGCGATGATGCTGATTGCTCTACACTGCAACCCGATTCGCACTTTCTGCCGCGCAATACCGCCATCACGGACGACTGCTCGCATGTCAGGCATCCGAAACGCTGTCGCTGCCACAATCGACGCGGTGGATGCTGCCGAGATAGAGCGCGAAAAGGCCGCAAAAAAGAAGAAAACGAAGAAAAGCAAGGCCGAGCCAGTCGCTGCCGTCTGATATATGAGCCGTCGCGGAGACATATGGCTTGCTCTCAGTCGTGATCCCTACCTGTTTTTCAAGAGATGTCTGCGCATCCGAGTCAAAACGGACGTTGGCATCCAGATGCTGCCGTTCGAACCGAACCGTGAGCAGCGTGCAGTCATCGACTGGGTGCTATATTGCATCGAGCATAAGAAGCCAGTCCGGGTAATTATCAACAAATGTCGCCGTCTCGGCATGTCTACAGCTATCGAGGCGCTTGGTTATTGGCTCTGCACGTTCAACCCGAACCTGTTTGCACTGGTTATCGCCCAGCTAGACCAGGCCACGAGAGAGATTGCGGGGATTGCGCGTAACTTTAAGAATAACCTGGACCCGCAGTTTGCGCGAATGTTTCCCCATTCATTGCCAAAGAGCCGTGGGAACACGCTTGAGTGGTCATCTGATGTCGAGGGAGTGACCTGGGGCTCGAAGTTTCGGTCTATTACACAGGGCTCAACAGAGGCAAACCGTGGTGGCGACCCGTCATTTATCCACATTTCAGAGCTTGCAGCATGGGACCATCTTCGACGCAGCACCACAGCAGAGGCGCAGCTTACCTCAACGCTAGCCGCTATGTTGTCGGAATCATTCACTTTTGTGCTAATCGAGTCCACAGCTAAGGGTGCGAGCGGGAGCCACTACAACCGATTCAAGTCGGCGTGGCGCGATTGGACCGAGAGCCAAGAGCACGCCATATGGAGACCGTTTTTCTTTAGCTGGCAGGGCATACCGAAGTACACGACTGACGTTTCCGAGGACGTTGCCAGGCTCCACGATGAGATGGTCGCGCTGTGGGAGCAGGGAGACATCCTGCGAGCGTCCAGCGGAAGCAAGAAAGAGAACGAGCTTCACAACAAAGCACGCCTCATAGCAAAGGATGAGCTGCGGTATTGGCACCGAAGCGATGGCTGGGCGTGGTTTGACCGATGCTTTGAGTACGGCCTAACGCCATCTGAGATGCGCTGGGGCATGAATAAGCGCCAAGAGTTTGGCGACCTTGACGAGTTTGACCAAGAGTTCCCTCTGTCTTGGCAGATGTCGTTCATTGCATCCGGCTCAAGAGCCATTGACCAGCGGGTTATCGCAGAGTGGGCGGCGAAGCCTCTGCCAGATAGCTTCAAACAGTTTCGAGAGTTCATCGACGGCGAAGGTGAAATCAAGCCTGGCGGCACTGGCCTAGAGTGGCAGCTATACAAAGAGCCC